ATTTCCTGTTAACTCAAAAACTGCGTGATCGCCACATTCAAGATCAATGGTTCCTGTTGTTGTCGATATGTCAGAAGCCTTTGTTGTGTACCTGCCTTCGAGAACGGAATGAGTAACTTTTGTTATTGCCATGTTTTATTTTTTACAAATTTATGAAATCTTTAGATGTGTCACTTCAATGTTGTTCGTTCCAGATTGAGGCGCTGTTGTAAATGTCAACGTTGTTCCGCTCACTGAATAATTTGATTTCGCTTGATATACGCCATCAATATAAATCTGCAAGTTGTTTTTGGTTGCAGGTTCTGTTGTGAGTGTGAATGTTGTGGCTGATCCTGTTCCATTAAATGTATCAACTTCAATGCTTGGCGTTCCGTTTATTGAAACAAAGTGAGTGACCTCAATGTTGTTCGTCCCTGTTGGTGGCGCTGTTGTAAATGTTACAGTTGTGCCAGCAGTCGAGTAATTACTTTTTGATTGGTAAACGCCATCGATATAAATCTGAACATTGTCCTCATCAGCGATTGTGTTTGAAAGATCAAAAGTTGTATCTGAATCATCGCCATTGAATGTATCCACCACCACATTGGTTGTCCCCCCAGAAGCAGTTGATGCGATTGTAATATCATCGCCACTTGGCGTGATGGTGATATTTGTTCCAGCCACCAGCTTCACATCATCTGTGGTCGCATCTGATCCAGTCAAACGAATGATTGCATCGTCTGATGAATCAACAGCGCTGACAGTGTATGTTGTGTTTGTATCCGAGATCACAGCATTGTCAACATAATCTTTGACCGCTGCTGATGTTGGAATTGTTGTGTCGTTGTCGTTTGAAGAAATCCCCTCAGATTCAGTGATGACAAATGAGGAGTTCAACATTGTGAATGTTACATCGCCAGTTCCAAGAGTGTCCTGTTTGGCGTTGATCAGGTTGGTAATCGTTGTATAAAAATCAGGATCATCATTGAGCGCTGCTGCAATCTCGTTGAGCGTGTTGAGCGCATCTGGTGATGAATCAATCAGGTTGTTGATCTGAGTGCTGACATAGGATTCTGTGGCAACGTGCCGCCATGCTGAATCGTAAAGCTCCAATTTTGAATCGCTTGTGTTGTAGCGAATCATTCCACTCAATCCTGTGATGCTGTTTCTGTTCGCATCAGTTCCCTTTGGAAGATGCAGTGCATCTGTTTTTGAACTAAGATCAAGAGAAACACCTGCTGCTGCTCCTATCCCAAGAACACCATCGGTGTCAATATAAATTCCGAAATCGTTTCCGTTTCCATCAGACAACTGCTTCCCACTGGATCCAGCCTCTGAGTTATCAGTGACCTTGATGAGTGACTTGTATGTGTCTTTTATCTTTCGACCAGTTAAGGATGTACCCATTCTTTATTTTTTTACAAATTTACTATTTTTTAAGATTCCCAATTTTCATCAAGCTCTCCCCACTTTTTATTTTTGTTTTGCCAGATCATGTTTTTAATCTTTTTCAAAAGATATTTTCTGAATCTGCCAGCCTTTGGCTTCATGGATCTTCCAACGCTTATCATAATCTACTGAGGAACGTGCCGCAAATAACAAATGATATGACCTTTGGTCAATGTTATATCAGTGAAGTTTCCATAAATGATTTGACCATCCAGAAGATTGTAGTCAGTGAGAGTTGTGTCACCTGCTGGTGTATCGTTTGTTCCACTGAAAGTTGCTGAGGTTATACATTCAATCATGCAAAAGTATTCTCCAGAAACTGTCGTCAGATTTTCTGCTCCTTTGATTAAGGTTCTCATTCCGAAATCACCGAAGCTCATTCGGTGAAAATTATTAGCTGAATAAAGATCTCGTGTTGCCATTACTTTGTTTTATCTTTTAGTTTCTCATAGGTTCTGAATCCACCAAGACCAAGAAGAGCCATGATAATTGGATAAAGCTCGCTCATGTCCAGCAGTGGTGGGATCGATTGATATCCTGATTGAACTGCAAAATAGTTCACGAAAGGATGAAGCACAAAGTTCCAAGCCAGTGCAAAGCCACAAACCCACAGGATGAAAGGGCGAGCTCCTGCAACAAAGATGGATCTGTGATGCGCCTGAATCTCGTTGATCTGCTGCTGGTATTTGATCAGCTCGTTTGGATCAATCTCTTTTCCCTTGATCGCCTCCCTAATTTCCCAGAGTAGATTCCCAGCCTCAGTCCTCTCACCATTATTCTTTCCCAATAATTTCAGTAGTATCTTGAGCATAGTGTTCCGCCTGCTGTTTCTGTTCTAGCTATTATAACCCCATATTGATGGGCTCTTTGCTGGATCATTATCGACATGGATGAAACCCTTTGCAAAGTTGATTCCGATTCTACGGATCCCTGCCTTGACAAATGCTTGAACCATTTTCTCTCTGGTGGCGCCATCGACACAAACCACATCTGCTGCATACCCCCTGCAATGGCTTGAGTTTGGTACCCCTCCAACCCTACGATTTCTGTCCTCAGATCTGTACCCACTTGAGATTTTAAAGGGAACACCAGCAATGGAACGAGCCAAATCAAGTTTGGTGAGAAATCTTGGATCCATGTGTTCAGCTCCAGAGTTTGGGATGTCTGGATCATCAAATTCCGAAAGGTCAAAATGTGCAAGTTTTATCATGATACAAATGTTTTACTAAATCTTCTCCACTCTGTTGGATATCTCGATGATCACACGATAATACGATTTGTCATCCATATCCTCTTCAAGATACTGAATCCGTTCAACTTGTGTCGTGTAGACATTGAAGTTGTCGTCACTCAGATCAGGATAGCCGCTTGATCTGGTTCTCACCCTGCTCAGTACCCCATCCACAATCTGATTCGCTTGGAGCTCCCCTCCATCATCGCCATCAAATCCTGTGACGACTTCAATTCTAGTTTCACAGATCGTGATGAAACTGTCCTGATTCTGATCAATTTCAGAAGCACCAACAGAGTATATCTTGATATAAGGTTCCGATGCATTTGATGGAACTTTATTATAAGCAGGAACATTCGAGCCATTGGCTGTGATTGTATTGTTTAGAGCAGTGAAATATTTCTTTCTTAAATGGTGAAGCGCTTCATTCATTAGGTCAAATCTTTTATTCGTTTTTCTAATCTATTCAATAAAGCACGGAATTCAATTCTGATGCTTGGAAAGAAGAAAGGTTTTGCTGATATGTTTGTCGCTTTCTTCAGTGGGCTTGCCTTGAACTGTGAAGCATACGACACAGGCAATCCGAGCTCCTTGAGATCATCCAGCTCTATCTTCTTGTATCGAGTTCCAAACTCAATGAATGGCGCATAATTGGCAGCAGTCTGAACAAACGCCTGCTTTCCAGCGTATCCATAAGAAGTCCCCTGAATCAATCCTCCCTTTGATTGTTTGAATCCAGCAGTGCCCAGAGTTTTCTTGATTGTCCTATCTGACAATGCAGCAGTGGTAGCAATCTCATTGGTCAACCCTTGTTGACTGAGTTGCTTGAGCTCATTGATTTTCTTGTTGAGCTTTGCCATGTCCGCCTTATTGATTTTGATATCAGCCAATCCTTGTTGCTCTTATTGTTGTGAAATACTTATGTTCGTTGTCAAACATCTCGTTGATCCTGTACTCTGTCGAATCGCCTTGGATCTGGAGGATGTCCATGTCCTGAATGTCATCAGCAGTCTTTTTGCGAATCACAAGTTCAATGTCGCTGTAAATCTTGCGCTGTGTTTTCTGAGCTGTGATGTCACCGCTGATGTCAACCTTGTGCGCCCAGATAGTCATCTGAGTTGCCTTGGTTGATGTGGTTCCGCCATATCCATCATCAGTCTTTGTCAACCTCTTGACCAGAACTCTTGTATCTAGTTTCCCTGCATCCATCAGATAAACAAGTTTCTTTCAGACAAGAGAAGCGCCTTCACATTCGTTGGTACTTCCTGCACAATCGTTCCTGTTTTGAAATCTGATCTGTTGTCATAGTAGGTTGAAACAAGCTGCTTGATGGCGTGTTCAAGATTCCCTCCTGTCAACCCTGATGTAACGTATGTGATTTTGACTTCCTTTGCTGGGAGATTGCTCAGCTCAATGATCTCATTGTCCAATCCTTTTGCAGTATATGTTGCAGTGGATCCATCAACTGTCACTGAGCTAATGGAAGCAACAGGCGCAAACGGAAGATTGATTCTGCTGTTGAGATATGGAGTGTAGATTGTTCGATTCTTTGCAACGATATCTTTTCCAATATACGCCTCAATGAACACCCTTGCAGTTGTAATCATCTCACCGATGATCGCATCATCTGCTGTTGTATCAACTCTGATAAAATCTTTCGCCTCAGCAGTTGTAACGATTTCAGATCCAGTCACTGAGTTGACCTTTGATTGGAAATGGAAATCCTCTGGGCGTTCACTTTGATATCCCATTATTTACTTTTTTTGGTGGTACGCTTCGAAGGTGCTTTTGCTTGTTTGGTTTCCTTCACAGGCTCCTTGTGCTCTTTTGCAATTCCCTTTTTGATGTAGTGATTCAATTCTTTTCCTTGGAGCTCGATGATGTCGCCCTCTCTGCGCCAGCCTTTGGCTGAAATTACGTCTTTTAAAATGATAACTTTCATTGGAATATATTTTCTACAAAGTTAAAAAAAAAGCGCCACTCTGAGAGCAGCGCCTTCCCTACCAATAATAATACAAACTATATGAAAAAATTAACTCACTCAAAGATAAGACTTTTCATACTAAATTAAAATTATTAAACCAAATTTTATTCTTGCCTTTTCTTGATGCTCGAATACTTTTCATGTTGCCCAAGTTTGGGAACACAAAGAAGCCATCAAAGTATTCTGAGTAAACAGCAAAGTATTGAACTTTGTCCAGAGTATAAATTGATTTGTTGTTGTTCAAGGGAATGTTGACAGAGTTGCGACCCTCCAGAGGTTTCTTTTGAGAAGCCTTGATCTGAACCTTGAAAGAATCAAAGCCAGTGTCAACGATGCAATCATAAGCACTTGAATCGAGAATCGGAAAGGAAACAACGAATCCTCTTTTTGTACATTCGGCAGCAAATAAATACTCAGCATAACAGCCAAGAGAGTTGCAATCCATACCATAAAGATAATGAAAAAAAAACCGCCCATTTCTGAGCGGCTTAAAAGCAAAATTAAAAAATGTTAAAAAGGCGATTTGGGTTTGTTGTCAATGAAGTCAATGAATCGATTCAACTTTTTGATGTTCTCGATACATCGATCAATTCTCTCAAGGCGCTGCTCAAAGTTCTTGATCGACACCTCTCTTTGTTTATTCTTTTCCGACATAAATGAAATAACTTAAAATCCACATTATTATCGCATCTATGGCAGCGTTGTATCTATATCCAAGGGTAAACCCCCAGACAATAAAAAAGATCGCCACAGCGGCTTGAAAACGCTGCTTGTGTATTGGTGTCGCCATAGCTATGAAGTTAAAAAATTAATGATTAAAAAATATGCGCCAAAGAATCCGACTGCTTGCATCAGTAGATTAAGAGCGACAACTGTTGCCGCCCTTTTGAGTTCCTCCTTGTTGTGCTCCTCAAAGAGCCATTTGAAATTATTCATCATAATTGTTTTTGATATTGATTAAACTGTTTCCTGATTTTGCCATTTGATTGTTTTTGACGATCCACCAATTTATGCTCATGGTGACAATCGCTTTCCTCAGCCCTCTATCTTTGATGCTCTGCTTGGCATCTTCTATGCTGTTGAAGGGTTCCGCTTTATTAAAGTTTTTTGTCCAGCGACCCTCTGAGGTGAGGTAGAATCCATTCGGATTTTCAATGACAAGGTAGTCAATTTTTTCAAAGTACTGTTCCATATCGTTTTTGTTAGAGTTTATATTCCTGTTTTATAAAGAGTTTCAGCCTTCTGAGGCAGTTGTCAAGGCTGTACTGAGTTTTGGGAATTGATTCATGCCAAGTCGCCCATTGACCCTGACAAGACCAAGATGTTCTCTGGTAGTTCCATTCAACGAGATACATCTCGCCTCTCTCTTCAATGGTAGCGTTGCACAGATAATCGTGCTTTTTGATGATTGGTATTTGAATTACTTTTTTCATGTCACTAGATTTTAGTTACAGATTAAAAAAGGGAGATTGCTCTCCCTTTGATTAATTTATGATATTGATCTCATTTGCACTCGATCCAATACTTCATCAAGCTGAACGAGCATACTCGTTGGAAGAGGTGATTCCATCAGCTTGTCCTGAATGTCATTGTAAAAATAGCCATCGAAAAGTCCGAATAGCATATTGACCAAGCTGTCGTTGCAGTTTAATGATTCAGCCTCATCAATAAGATTGAAAACCAATCTGCTGTCCTGAGAAGTAAAGACTTCCTGTCGGTTGAATCGTTGGTAATTTCGTTTTAAATTTTCCATTTTTAATTTGCTTTAATTGTTAGACATTTCAAATATCTAATTTTTTTTTATTCCTGCAAAATTTTTTTGATTAAATGTCAAATTATTTTTGTCATAGGGTAAAAAAAAAGAGGCAATCAAATGATCACCTCTCTTCTGGATTCAGAACTTGAGTACTACTTATGCAGTTTCAAGAGCTGTTTTAGCTGTGCTGAATGTACCTTGACAGATTGCTTTTGGCAAGTAGTTTGTCAAACCAGCTCGAAGCTGTGCACGAACAGTCACAAAGTTTGATTGGAAGTTGGTTCCATCTTCACGAGAGAATTCAATTCCAAGGTTCTCACGGATCCAGTACTGAGTTGCAGCACGAGAATCCATCGCCAAGAATTTCCCAGCAGTTACCGCTGTGTTAACAGTCACAGGGATTCCCATGATTGTTGGCTGAATTCCTGTGTAAATCTGCTGGCGCAAATATTCGTTTGCAGTTGATTTCAACAACACGATTTTGTGCAAGTCAGATGGATTCAACAAGATGGTGTCAACTGAGAAGTTCTCAAGCGCCACCTGATTGATTGCGGCAACGAGTACGTCATACTCATTAGCTGATTCAACTGATTGGTAGAAAGCTCCACCAGAACCAGTGACAAATGCAGTTCCATCAGTGAACAAACCATCAAGGTTTGGTGAAGAACCATCTCCGTTCAAGATCTCGTTGTCCTCTTTAGAAAGAACCTTTGAAGGAATACGAGCTGACAAGTAAGAAGATAAACCTGCAACATCAGACAACATCTCGTCAGTTACTTTCACGAAAGTACCGATTTTCTCCATGTTGACACTTTGTGCAGTCACATCAAAGTCAGACTGTCCTAAAGCTGATCCTTGTGCAGTGGCTGCGGCTGAATCAGTGTAGGCAGTTTCTCTGGGGTAACGGATAGTTTGTGCATCAGTTGTCCCATTTGGAATCAATGAACGGATGTGCACTGAACGAGATGGGTTGAATTTGAATTCTTCCAACACTTGCTCAGAAGCAACAACACCAGTGAAGGTGTTCGCCATTGTCATATCAGAAGTTTTCAGATCGAAGCGAGCTCCGCTGTGAGTTCCTTCTGTCATTCCTTTGAGAGCTCCTCCCTCTAAGGCTTTTTTGATTTGACCTTTGAAAGACAATTTCATTGATCCTTCAACGTCTTTTTTTGCAGCTACTTCAACAGCATCCATGCGAGCAGTTTGCTCATCGAATTTAGCAACAAATTTTTCTGAAAGGTTTTGGATTTCAGATTTCAAGGCGCTGTCATACTCGTTGCGAGCATTCTCTTTGATTTGTCCAGCCGCCTTTTCAATACGCTCATCGACTAAGTTGCCGATTTTATCAAGTTGATTTTGGATATCAGACATGACTAAGAATTTTTAAGGTGATTATATATTTGATTATAAATCTCATTCTCTTCTTGTTTTACTTCTATCGGCTCTGTGACCTCAATGGTCGGCAAAGTGAATTTCTGAAACAAACCTTTGAGCTTGTAGATTTCGGATTCAAGAGCAAAGCCAAGCTCATCAGAGATGTTCCCCTTCTTGAGTAGCTTTGCGATTCGATCATATCGATCAAGGATCTTGTCGGCATTATAGTTGCCTTTGTGATCCATGATGACCGCTTGATCATTTGCTGCGAGAGTGACCGCTGAAACCTCAAAGAGTTTGACCTCATGGATTTCACGCTTGTTCTCTCTGTTCATTTCCTTACGAATTGGCAGGATCCCAACAGAGTTCTCTGTGATCACGCCTGCTTTTATCAATTCGTATGTGTCATTTCCAAGCTGGGTGTTGGCGATTTGCGCCTCAAAGACTAATCCTTTTGAATCCTCTTGCAACATGGTCATCTTACCGATAGGCTTGTCCATATCGTGCTGATAGAGATATTTCACTCTGTACCCAGATTCATTGATTGTCTTTTGATACGCTCCTCTCCTGATGATGTCGCCATCGCTGTCAACATTATCAAATACAGAAGCATACCCCTTGACGACTTTTGATTTGTCGTCAGCATCTATAAGCTCCCCCATTGGAGCTGATTTGAAAAGTATTTCTCTCATAATGCAAAGATATTAATTTATATTTAGTACAATTTATCTGGTGGCAAATCTACGCCTCCTTCAAATTCATCTTCCTCCTGACTTTCAGTTTCCTCAATGATTTTGTTTTTGGTCACCATTCCATTTTCAGCAATCCATTTGTCAAGAGCCTTTCCGATCTCAACCGCTTTTGGTCTTGGATTTGATGAGAGTTTGTACTCTGCATAGGATTCAGCAATTATCTCTCTGATATTGATTTCATAATCCTCATTATATACCGCATAATTACTGACAAGATCTTTGTACTTTGCTTTTGATCTTGGAGTGTTGTCAAAATCTTTTATGATCGCTTTATATACATCAGAATCAGCAAACCCACTTCCAAAATCTAAGGCGTGAGCAAACTCATGATACTGAGAATAATAAATGTAATTGCTCTCATCAACTGGAGCGTGCCAATTTTTTTTGATCATTTCACTCATTCTGAATCTTATTCTTTCTGGAGTGTCTTTGATTGTATTGTGATAAATACCTTTCATTTCTCTCACATCTATTTTGAAATGTATCGGCTTTCCACCATAAGTGATTGACCTTTTGAGAACATTCCTTGTTGAATAGAAAGCATTTGCGCCCTCAACAGTTTCTTTCATCGCCTTCGTTTGTGTTTTCTTCAAGAAGGCAATGATTCTCTTGATCTCTGAAAACTCATATTTTCCTTTTAGCTGTTTAAGAACATGGCGCTCCATCAATTCATTTGTCCCTGTAAAGTACTCATTGACAGATCCGAGCCTTCTCAAAACAAAATTTGGATGTTGATTTTTTATTCTCACATAAGTGTTCAAATACGCTTCAGCAACCTTTGGATCCATTCCTGAAAATCCTTTTGTGTATGGAATGCCAAGATCTTTCAAAGCCTTGTTTGCTGCTCTGGTTGAGTTGATTTGATATTCTTGAATGATATCCTGAGCGGCTTCTCTCGCTGGCTTTCTTGATGTCACAATTTGATTAGCAACAAGCTGTGTCGTTCTGGCTGCGACACCTCCTCCGAATCCTGTGAGCTCCACACCCTCTCTGACATCTGCTCCCTCCATAGGATATACAGCAATGGAACATCGGCAGTTGATTACATTGTAAGCACTGGCGCCATGACTTGAATCGGCTGGGCGAAACATTCTCTGTGCTCCTGCTCTGGTCGGAACCTGAAACAGCTCATCATAAGGAATAGGAGGATGGTTTGCCATCTGAGCATGATCAGCTTTGTCGCCCTTTGAGAATCTTCTTGTTCTGGAATCACTGGATGAGATCCATTCCTTCATCAATGATCCCTTTGGGAATATATCTGTGGCGCTCTGCATGATGCCTTGATTGGCTGCTGCTGTCGCCTCTGTTCTGACTATTCGTTCTGCTTGATACTGGGAGATCCCACTGAAACGTTCCTTGAGGATCCTGCCCTGCTGCTGCCTTCCCAGCTTCTGGAACTCCTCATCCTTGAAAAGCCTTCCGATGGTTGATCTGATCTCCTTCAGAGCTGTGCCCTGCACGATGCTGATCTTCTTTCCTGCCTCTGTGTTTCCGTATTGCTCAAAGGTTCTGCTCCAAGTGTTCCTGTCGCCATTGCCTTTCTTGAGCAGCTTGTCAAAGCTCTTCTCATACCACACAGCAAACTCAGTTCCGATGTTCTTGTACAGATCAATATAAAGCTCCTTGAGCTCACTGAGCTTGAATAGGGAAACAAACTCTCTGTCGGATGAGGTATTCAAGAAAGAATCAATCCCCTTGAAGTACTCATCTTTGAGGAAGCGCTGAAAGCTCTTGGCTGACTTCTTCTCTAGCGATTCAAGTTTTGAGCCATACTCATCTGCCCATTTCTGTTTTTGCTCATTCGTCATCCTGATTGGCTGATCTGTTTCGTTCAACAAATGAGAGCAATGCCTTTCCTCCCCATGCGTTGTACATCACATAGCCTTTATCCTTCCAAGGCTCGCCTCTGAATTCCTCAGCAATCTCTGCGTTGTCAGCGTGTCGCTTGAGGAAACTGTAAATGGAATTCACATCTGACTGCGACAGAGCTCGTCTGTCTGCCAACTGTCGTGCTCTCGCCCATCCTGCTGGCGTGCCATGAGTATCTCTCAAGTCATATTTCTCATCCCACTCAAGCATTCTCTTTGCGTTGTTTGTAGCTCCTTGGGGATAGTTGTCAAAGCTCTTGTTTATCTCTTGGCTCTTCTCTTTCGATGACAGTGGGTGTTCTTCTGGGAGCAGGTCTGTATCATACGCCCTTGATCTGAACTTTCCTGTGCGCAAAGCATAGAGCAAACCATTGACCCTTGCGAGCGCCCATTGCTGTTCGTTGTTGACTGTTGGTCTGACCGATTGAGGATTTGTTCTGTAAGCTCCCACTCCTCTAACAAAGGATCTAGCGAGCATTGAATAAGTTGCTCTCTTGGCTGGATCTTCACCATGCTTCTCATTGTGGTCATCCACTTTGTTTCTGAGAGCTGTTTCCATGTTTGCGCTGATCTTTGGCGCTTTGAATTCCATGTCATACATTTCCATGAATTCATCATCTTCCTCATAATCTTGATCAAGTTGGTTTGCATAATATTCATCAAGCCTGTTCTCTTTTGCGGCTTCATATTCCTCATGGCTTTCGAATGGCATATACACAGTGTTGCCATCAATCATGTGAGTGTGATACGATCCATCTCCTCCCATCTGAACGCTTCTCTCTCTAGCTTCTCTGATAGTTGTGAAGGCATCATTCATCACCCTTGTTTCCATCTTGTTGACTTGCTCTGATGTCAAAAGCTTTGCTAGATCATCAACGCCCTCTTCAACATTCAGTGGCAACAGGTTGGCTGGGATGTAGTATTTGTTCATCGCCTCATTCTCCTCATCAGCTCCAAAGTTCATTGCAGCTCGCTTCTCATTGGGAGTGATCCACCAACTGGCGCTCATCTGCTGAACAACCTTCTCTGTTTCCTCCTGAAGCTCTGGAATACTCTGGAAGTCAAAATCAACATATAGCTTTTCGCCATATTTAGGAGTGAGCCATCTGTTGAGTTCTTCTCTGATTCTGATCAACTCTGGAATCACAGCATTCTGATATAAGGCTTTTTTCGCCTCCTTCATGTTGTTGTATGTAGCTGATTCCGTGTTGTTTAACATCTGAACAGGAACATTGTAAATGTTACACAGATCCTTGATGGTTGAATTATACTGCTCAATCAAAGACAGATCAGAGGCGTTCAAACCGAAGTTGACCCAACTGAGTTTTTTGGGAGTGATGATCACATCACCTGCATTGTTTGCGCCTTGATATGTGTTTCTGAATTTATCCTTGAGAGCTCGTGCCTGTCCTTCTGTGATATCTCCCTCATCAGATACCAGCATCCCTCTGGCTGTCTGGTTCTGTAAGTATTTCACACCAGTGGTCAAGGCTTCGTTGTTTGCATCCATAGACCTCAACCCAGCCTTCAATGGCGACATCCCATACAAATGGGATCCTGATCCATCATAATATGGATTGAAGTTTTTGATGTGGCAAACACTTTCTGCTTCTATTCGATATGTTCCGTTATATTCAAGGGTGTACTCCTTGACAGGCTTCATCAGTCCACCTGAATGGATCTCAACAACCTGAGATGGTAACACATAGAGCTCTTGGAACTTTCCTTGGTTCACTCCTGTTTCTGGTGAGATGCCATAGATATATCGATTGCCAGTGAGAGCACCAAAGGCAACAAGCTCTTGAATCCATGAGTTGTATGATTGAGATGGATTCGGTCGGTTCAATAGCTCATGAAGCTCAGTGTCATCAAGCTCGATGAGTCCTTTCTTCTGAGAGATTTTTGAATTCAGGAAGGATGCGCCATCAAATGTTCCAGATGTCAGCGCTTTATATCTTTTGAGCTCGTTCTCATTTTTTACTTCATAAACCTGAAACGGAATTGTTGCCGCTGTTTTTGTCAAGAGGTTAACAATCGAATAAATTGTTGAGTTGAATCTGTACCCCTTGTTGATGTAGGTGTCATCATTTTCCGTTGAGCTGATGAGATGGTTGCCGATATAGCGATACACCAATTTGTTAAAGGCTTCATTTGTATTCTGTGAGCTCTTCAGAATAGCACCTCTGAACCGATCTAGTAATCCCATTAAAATAATTTTTTACAAATTTATGAATTATATAACAAAGAAGTTGAGCCTCTTTCCATAAGCAGTATAAACACATCCCCTGAGTGCATCCATCAGGTGATTGTTCTTATCAACTGGCTTGTTGATGATCGTTCCATCCTTCATCACATCCCACCAATAGGTTTCATATTCCTTTTTCATGTTGGGGGATTCGTTGGACACATAGATGTCATATTCCCTCAGAAGAGAGATCCCAGCGTTGATTGATCCCTGACCTTTGATGCTTGCCTTGTAAGCATTGTGAGGATCCATCCTGCGACATTCCTCCCCTGACTTCGGCTCTGCTGAATCATAGATCACAAGCATATCGGTGTAGCCTTCCCTCTTGATCAGATCGACAATGTCCTTGTTGGTCATCCCTGTTCGATAACAAACCTCATGAACATAAAGGGAATCACCTTGGCGCCTCACCTCACAGATGGCTGCTGGATCGTTGCTGTATCCCCAGTCAAGTCCCAGATACACAGCATCTGTTTCAGGGAAATCTTTGTAGTCAATGAATTGCCAGTCACTAAAGATCTGCCTCTGGCTGAACTGCGCCTTCTCTCCCATACCGAACACCCTCCAGAAGTCTGGATCCCTGTCCTTCATTCTCTCGATCTGTCTAACGATGTCTGGTGATAGGAACTTGTTGTCTTTGTATGTGGTCACCCACTCATCCGTTTGCTCTGGATCCAGTTCGTCATAAAGCCAATGGACAGGATCGGATGGGTTGAATGTGAAGATCATGAAGTCACTTGTCCTCATGTTGATCTGTCGGAAGTCCTCAAGCATCAGCTCATTCGCCTCCTCTAGCAGTGCGATGTTTCTTCTGCGTCCTCTGATCTTCTGTGGCTGATCCACTGAGATGAACGAGAGCGTTGATCCTTTGTATGTGAAATAGTTCTCACTCTTGTTGTGCTCACCCTCCCAATACATATTTGTTTCCATCAGGATCTGGATCATGTCCTTCATGATGGATCCCTTGAGTGCTGGGAGTGTCTTTCTGACAATGTCAATCTCCAGTGGCTCATCTGTGGTTTGAAGTAGATATGCAATGAATTGACAACACGCCCATGACTTTCCGCTTCTGGTTCCACCCCTGTGAACTCGAAACCTCTTGTCAGAGTAAAGTAAATCGTAAAACTGCCGATTGAGGAATTGCTCTATTTTTTGAGTTCCGCTGGCTTCCATTCAATGAGAGTTGATTCAATCGATCCTTTATGCTTGATCTCAGTTCTGGTGCCTGATAATCTGTGCGCCTCTTCCTCAGTTGCGATCATCTTCATTGCAGCAATCTGGAGAGCATTTGAATCACTGTCGATCCAGTTGGTCAACATCTTGGTTTTTTTACCAATGCGATTCAACTCAATAGCCTTTTTTATCTCGTCAGATTCATGGAGTTTATGATTATAAAAAGTATCTTTTGAGCACGGCAAAAATGCAACAATGTGTTCGATGAACATCAATTTGTGTTTCTTAATCGCTGCCAGTGATTTCTTTTTCAGTTCTTCAGTTTTGTACGCCATCAGTATAATCTAAATTTTTTACAATATC